ATGGGTGATTGGGAAATCTGGGCGCGACCGGACCAGCTGCCTCCCGCGCAAGATTGGACCACATGGCTGGTTATGGGCGGGCGTGGTGCTGGTAAAACACGAACCGGAGCCGAATGGGTCAAAGCAATGGTATTCGGCAAAGCCCCATTTACACATCAATCTTACGGCCGAATTGCCCTCATTGGTGAAACACTGGGCGATGCACGGGATGTCATGGTGGAGGGGGTATCTGGTTTGCTGTCGGTGCATTCCAAGGATGAACGACCCAACTGGCAACCGTCGCGCAAGCGGCTGGTGTGGCCCAACGGCGCCATTGCGCAAATCTTTTCGGCCGAAGACCCCGAAAGCCTGCGTGGACCGCAGTTCGATGCCGCTTGGGGCGATGAGCTGGCAAAATGGAAACATGCGGAAGCCACTTGGGATATGTTGCAGTTCGGCTTGCGATTGGGTGTGCAGCCGCGGCAAATCGTAACCACGACCCCGCGTCCAACAGCGCTACTCAAACGCTTGCTGAAAGAGCCGCGCACCGTAACAACACATGCGCCGACACGGGCCAATCTGGCCAATCTGGCACCTGGGTTTCTCGACACTATCGTACGCCGCTATCAGGGGACGCGCCTTGGGCGGCAGGAGCTGGATGGAGAATTGATTGAAGAACGCTCCGATGCTTTGTGGCGACGCCAACAACTTGATTTGCTGCGTGTAGAAGAGGCGCCCGTTCATCTGGTCCGCATCGTGGTGGCAATTGATCCACCTGCGACATCAACCAAAGGAGCCGATGCTTGCGGCATTGTGGCAGCTGGGTTGGATGGTGACGGCAATTGCTACATTCTCAAGGACAAGTCTTTGTCCGAGGTCAGTCCGACAGGATGGGCGACAAAAGCCATCGCGTTGTTTCACCGCTTGGAGGCGGATTGCGTGATTGCCGAAGTCAATCAGGGCGGCGAAATGGTGACAACAATTTTGGCCGGCATCGACGCCAACGTTCCTGTTCGTTCTGTACGGGCCAATCGCGGCAAATATCTCCGTGCAGAGCCTGTGTCTGCGCTCTATGAGCAAGGCCGTGTGCGCCATGTTGGCAATTTTGCCGAACTGGAAGATGAAATGTGCGATTTCGGCTTGGATGGCCTGTCGTCCGGCAAAAGCCCTGACCGACTTGATGCCATGGTTTGGGCCGTGACCAACCTGTGTTTGGGCGAACAAGCCGAACCCAAAGTTCGCTCATTCTGACAATTCTCAAAGGAAGGAAGAAGCGCATGCTTCACTGGACCTGGAAGGGGCCGGTGCGTTCCCGCACGCCCCAACCCCACCAAGATCAAACACCCAGCAGTGCGCAACCGGTGGAGCGTAAAAGCTCACAAACCGGTGCATTGTTGGCGGTTCACCAAACGGGTCGGCCACGTTGGACCCCTCGGGATTATGCTGCGCTTGCCCATCAGGGCTATGCGCGCAACCCGATCGTCTATCGTTCAATCCGCATGATTTCCGAGGCCGCAGCTTCGGTGCCCATGCTGTGCCAAATGGGAGGCCAGCGGTTGAGCGACCACCCCGCCTTATCGCTGCTGGCCCACCCCAATGCCCGACAGGCAGGAGCGGACTGGCTGGAGAGCCTGTTTGGGCATTTGTTGGTGTCTGGCAATGCTTATGTCGAGGCTGTCTATGGAGCAAACACCCTGCGAGAATTGCACAGCCTGCGGCCCGATCGAATGAAGGTGGTGCCCGGACCAGATGGCTGGCCAGAGGCCTTCGACTATACGGTCGGTGGCAAATCTGTGCGGTTTGATCAAAATGAAGATCGCCATCCCGTGCCGCCGATCCTGCATTTGACCTTGTTCCATCCTCTGGACGATCACTACGGCCTCAGCCCGCTGGAAGCCGCCCAAACCAGTCTGGATGTGCACAACGCCGCCGCCAGTTGGAACAAGGCGCTTTTGGATAATTCTGCCCGTCCGTCCGGCGCGCTTGTCTATGCCGCATCAGAAGCAGGCAACCTGTCAGACGAGCAATTCGAACGCCTCAAAAAGGAACTGGAAGACGGCTATCAAGGTGCCATGAATGCCGGTCGTCCGCTTTTGCTCGAGGGCGGGCTCGACTGGAAAAGCATGAGTATGTCGCCACGCGATATGGACTTTATCGACGCCAAGAACAGCGCCGCGCGCGAGATCGCTCTGGCCTTCGGTGTACCACCCATGTTGTTGGGCATTCCTGGCGACAACACCTATGCCAATTATGCTGAAGCCAATCGTGCTTTTTGGCGACAAACGGTTCTGCCGCTTACATCGCGCTGTTTGCACAGTTTGGCTTTGTGGTTGTCGCCTGCCTATGATGCGCCATTCGATTTGAAAATCGATCTTGATCATATCTCTGCGCTGGCCGGTGAACGTGAGGCGCTGTGGCGGCGCGTCGGCGATGCATCATTCCTTAGCGAAGATGAAAAACGCATCGCCGTCGGATATGCCCCCCATAACCCAGAACAAAGGGACCCAGACAGGGGCAATGGGGGAGGGAGCTGATGTGTCGGAAGCTTTGCAAATCTTTTCAACCAAAGGCGATCTCGCTCATGTGGCGCTGTTTCTTTGGGCCAGTGCATCAAGTGCGTTGCTGGTCTGGAGCTTGCGTGAACAAGCTGCCTCCAATCAAAGGTTTCAGGATTTTGTTGAAGAAATCGCCCGCATCACCCGTCTTTTGGATGGATGACCACACGGCTCCTGCTGTCGCATCATCTGTAGCGGCTCATAAAGAGATTTTCTCCCGATTTGCCCTGTGTCTGGAGACACATCTCAAAGACCAGCCCAAGGCACGCATACGCCTCGTCTCGGCACTGTAACCAGACCACTGTTGCTCCCCCTGAAATTCTTCAAAAAGGAAAATACCCATGGATCGTGATCACGCCTTGCGGCGGGAAATGAAAGCCATGTCCGCGACGCTGAGTTCGGTCGGCAAAGACGGCTTGTTTGAAGGCTACGCTTGTCTGTTTGACAAAGAAGATCTCGGCCATGACCTTATTCGCCCCGGTGCTTTTTCAAAAAGCCTCAAGCAACGCGGTCAACAGGGTATCAAACTGCTGTATCAGCATGACCCCGCTCAGCCGATTGGTCAGTGGCTGAGCATTCGAGAAGACGCAAAAGGCCTCTTTGTGCGTGGCCAATTGGCGCTCGATGTCGAAAAAGCGCGCGAGATCCATTCTATGATGAAAGCTGGCATTCTGGATGGATTGTCTATCGGCTTTCGCACTGTGCGTGGGCACTCCGACAAAAAGGCAGGCGTGCGATATCTCGTCGAGCTTGATCTTTGGGAAATTTCGATCGTTACATTCCCGATGCAGCCCGATGCGCGCATCTCTTCCATCAAAGCCGAGGGCGGGAGGAGAGCCGTAACTCCTGCCTTTAATCCTCCCTTCAGTAAACGTGAATTGGAACGCAAGCTCATGCATGACGCTGGGCTAACGCGTTCTCAAGCCCGCGGTCTTTTGACCCGTGGCTTCTCTGGTCTGACCGGCATGCAGGACGCTGCCTCCTCTCGGCCAATCCACCCGCTAACCAGTTTGCATCGCCTGACAAACACGCTGCATCAGGCGACCCGCACCTTGGGTTCCGGGACGTAAAACCAATCAATGTTTCTCACTCATAAGGCAATTCTGATGAACAAACAGATTCACTCTTCTCCCGAGATAAAATCTCTCACCGATGCCGACTTGGGCAGCGCGTTTGACGATTTTCTAGGCTCGTTCGAGGCTTTCAAACAAGCCAATGACGAACGCCTTGACCAGATTGAAAAGCGCTCTGCCGATGTGTTGACCGACCACAAGGTCGATCGCATCTCAAAAGCATTGGACGACCAACAGTCGGCATTGGATACTCTGATCCTCAAAGCCCGTCGCCCCGGTCTTGGTGAAACGCATAACGGCCGCCATGCCCATGGCGCCTTGCTTTCAGCGGGAGCCATGCAGCACAAAACCGCATTTGATCGTTACATTCGGGCCGGTGTCGAGCAAGATCTGCACCAGCTGGAGGCAAAAGCCATGTCGGTCGGGTCTGATCCAGATGGCGGCTATTTGGTGCCCGAGCAAATCGAAGCCGAAGTCGGCAAGCGACTGGCCGCGATCTCGCCTATCCGCGCCATTGCCGATATACGCGAGGTCTCGGGCTCCACCCTGAAGAAGCCTTTTGCTGTTTCTGGTCCGCAGGTCGGCTGGGTCGGCGAAACTGCCTCCCGCCCACAAACAGACGGCTCAACCTTGGCGGAGCTTTCTTTCCCTACGATGGAGCTCTACGCCATGCCTGCAGCCACGCCGAGCTTGCTCGATGATGCTGCAGTCAACATTGAAGAATGGATCGCTTCCGAGGTCGAGGCTGCCTTTGCCGCTCAAGAAGGGGCGGCCTTTGTCAATGGAGATGGCGTCAACCAACCTAAAGGCTTTATGAGTGAAACAGCGGTTGATGAAGACAGTTGGACCTGGGGTAACATCGGCCGCGTCAAATCAGGTGCTGCCGGAGCGTTTGCATCCTCTGACCCGGATGACGCTCTGATTGATCTGGTCTACAGCCTCAAGGCCGGCTATCGCCAGAACGCCCAGTTTGTCATGAACCGTCGCTCGCAAGCGGCCATTCGCAAGCTCAAAGACTCCGATGGCAGTTATCTCTGGCAGCCACCAACAGCAGTCGGTGGCAAGGCGTCTTTGTTGAACTTTGCCATCACGGAAGCTGAAGACATGCCTGACATCGCAGCCGATGCCAACGCCATTGCCTTTGGCGATTTCAAACGTGGGTATCTGGTGGTTGACCGTTTGGGGCTGCGCATTTTGCGTGACCCATTCTCGGCCAAACCCTACGTCCTCTTCTACACCACCAAACGTGTAGGTGGCGGTGTGCAGGACTTCGACGCCATCAAACTGATGCAGTTCTCAGTCTGACCCCAACAAACTCCAATGGGGCGAAATTTTCGTCGCCTCATTGGGTGCCTTTGCTGGTTTTCCTCCCGGCTAGCAAAGGCATCCATTTCTTTCTCAATGGCCAATCCTCCGGCTTATGATTTCATTTGCAATGGTACAAATATGACAGCCAATCTTTTGTCTCCGCCGATGGTGGAACCGGTTAGCCTTGCCGACATCAAGGCCTTTTTGAAACTGGACAGCGACGCGGAAGACGATCTATTGCGGGCCTTCATCAGTTCGGCTCGAGTGCATCTTGAGCATTTGACGGGCCGCCAGTTCATCACACAGACATGGCGCGTTCTGCTTGATGGTGATTTGGGCCGGAGAATTTCGTTACCGTTACAGCCGGTCTCGAATATCGTTTCTGCGGCCATTCTCTCCGAAGACGGTGATTTGTTGTCTTTGGCGACCGAGAGCTTTGCGCTCTACCAATCCCACAATCCGGCGCTGATTGTTAACTCGGGGGGCATGCTGCTAACCGCTGGCCAGCGTCTGCAACTGGACTTGGAAACCGGATACGGACCGTCAGACGAAGATGTGCCAATGCCGCTCAAGCAGGCTCTGAAAATGATTGTTGCAGAGTGGTATGAGCGGCGCCTGATCGCAGATCCCACTCAATTGCCAACGCTTGCAAAAGCATTGCAGCCTTTGGTCAATCCCTACAAAACCATTCGATTGTAGGAGGTCTCTATGCCTGAAAGAGCCTTGAAAGCCTTCAATTTCGATCCTGCCGGTTTGAAGCATCAAATAGAGCTACGTGCGCCAGACTTCGACGCCATCTCGCCTTGGCAAGGGGCGACATCGACCCAGCTGGTTGCACAAGTTTGGGCAGGGGTTCTGAACGTATCTGCCCAAGAAAAACTGGATGCTGAGCAAGCCGCCAACAGCCGCTCGATTGAGCTGATAATGCGTCATCGCACTGATTTAGGGACAGTCACCATGATCACCTTCGACGGTCAATCTTTTGACCTGCTGTCTATGAGCGACCCTGACTTCAGCAAAAGATGGCTCATCATTCAAGCGCGGAGCACCCTTGGTCATGCGTAACAAAACTCTCGCGCATCAGCTCATCGCAGACCGTCTACCCCGCATTGCCGCGCAATTGCAAGAACTGGCCGAACAGCAGAGTCTAAAGATCGACATTACCCCTGAGATAGGAGGAGAGACTGCTCAACTGGCTATGAGTGGCCCGAACATCATGAGCCAGCAGTTTGGGGATAGGGAAACGCAAGCCTCAGCTTCGATCAGCCGTCTATTGCAATCCTTGGCTCAGATCGGGAGACAGTCTTCATGATGCTGGCATCTCGCAGCCTGGAACAGGCGATTTTTAACGCGCTTAAAGCCGATAATACCCTGATCGAATTTTTGGGTGGCGTTCGTATCTATGACGAACCCAGACGCGACAGCGTATTCCCCTACCTTACAGTGACGACCAGTTATACGCGTGACTGGAGCACAGGCAGCGAAGCAGGCGACGAACACCGCCTGATGATTACCGTCTGGGCCGGGTCTAATGATCGCATGCTGCAACAGGAGATTTTGGCCTGTTTGCGCGCGTCTCTCACAGATCCGGCCCTGAGCCTGACAGATCACCATCTTGTCAACCTTCAGATTGAGCGTTGCGAAATCCGCCCAGACCGCAAGAACCGGTTGCTTCAAGGCGTGATGCAGATCCGTGCCGTAACGGAAGAATACGCACAATAGGCAACAGTTTAATTCTACAAGGAGATCCAACAATGACTGCACAACGAGGCAAAGACCTGCTTTTGAAAGTTCGCAACGCTGCCGATGATGCCTTTGTCACCGTCGCTGGCCTGCGTGCACGTTCTCTGTCCTTCAACGCCGAGAGTGTTGACATCAGCCACTCTGAATCAGCCGGACGATGGCGCGAGTTACTATCCGGCGCAGGAATGCGTCGGGCCAGCCTGTCTGGCAGTGGGCTTTTCAAAGACGGGGACAGTGATGAGCGCCTGCGCACATTGTTTTTTGATGGAGCAATCATCAATTGGCAGGTCATTATACCGGACTTTGGTATCCTTGAAGGCCCGTTTCAAATCACTGCGTTGGAATATTCCGGCAATCACGACAATGAACTGGCGTTTGAATTGGCGCTGGAATCCGCCGGCCTGCTCACCTTCACTGCTCTGTAAGCGAAAGCAAAATGCTCATGGCAAACCGAAGACGTGGCGAGATATCGCTCGAACTCAATGAAAAACCATATCGATTGTGCCTAACCCTTGGCGCGCTTGCCGAGCTGGAGGACAGTATGGGACTTGAAAATATCGGCCAGCTGGCCGATCGGTTTGCACAAGGCAAAGTCCGAAGCGTGGATTTGGTCAAAATACTGGGGGCCGCTTTGCGTGCCGGTGGTGCAGACATTTGTGATAAAGAAGCTGCCGCCATGCGATGCGAAGGCGGAGCAATTGCCCTCACCAAAGCGTTGGTTGATGTTTTGCGATTAACCTTTGATCCTCATGCCGATGCTGCGGGTGTCTCTTTTGAGGGAGAGGGGGCTGCTCCAACTGCAAACCCCATCTAGGCCGATCTGACCCTGACAGGTCGGCCAATGTGATCGACGCGTTTCCATGGGATACCATTTTGTGCTTGGGCATGCAGTCTTTGGGCTGGGCACCGCAGACCGTCTGGGGTGTAACTCCCAAAGAGCTGTTGTCAGCGATCGGGGCAAGTCCTGCAACCAGCGCACAACCAAGCCGCAATGCGCTTGCACAGCTGTGTGAGGCTTTCCCGGATAGCCACAGTACAGGGGCTTCCACCACAAACAGTTTCTAAAATAATGAAAGGACAGTGTCATGGCCGCAGAAGTAGTTGAGACCGCCGTGATTCAAGTGGAGGCGGACATCAGATCCTTTTCCAAGGAAATGAGTTCTGCACAAAAGCAGGCTGATATGCTGGGGAACAAAGTGGCCGGCGCTATGGAGCAGGCGCTGGTGAGTGGCAAAAGCCTCGAACAAATTTTCAAAAATCTTGCGCTTGATATGAGTAAGAGTTTTCTAGCCGCTGGCATGGCGCCCCTCAAGCAAATGGTTTCGGGCACGGTGTCGAATATGGCATCGGGCTTGTTTTCAGCGCTGGGGTCGTCTGCGTCTTCCGGGGGGACCTCATTGTTTGGATCCTTGATGCCTTTTGCCAAGGGAGGCGTTGTTTCTTCGCCATCGCTGTTTCCCTTGCAATCGGGAACAGGGTTGATGGGGGAAGCCGGTGCCGAAGCGATCCTTCCTCTAAGGCGAGGCGCAGACGGTAGCCTTGGCGTTGCGGCGCCCAATGCGTCAGGGCAGCCGGTATCCATCGTGATGAATGTCACCACAACAGATGCGAACTCTTTCACTAAATCGGAAAATCAGATTGCGACAAAATTAACCCGCGCCGTCGGACGGGGACGACGCGGGCTATAATTGCTGGCGTACGACGAGGAGGGGCTCGACCACCAACGGGCTAGCAGGAAGGAACGCCTTCTGGTCATAAGTGATCAGCCCCCGGAGCTTCACGCAAATAACCCTCTGCATCGCAAAATTACCATGACATGGGGCCTATGGGCGCTCCTTGATCGAAGTCAAAGATATCCCTTCTGTTATAAACACTTAGCCGGATGAGGCATATGAACGGTTTTCATGAAATTCTATTCCCGCTGGATGTCGGATTTGGCGCCTCCGGAGGGCCGGAGCGCCGGACTGACGTCGCAACGCTTGCTTCCGGGTTCGAAGAACGCAATGCCCGCTGGGCGTCGTCACGCCGGACATTTGATGCAGGCCTTGGGGTGCGGTCTTTTGCTGACCTGCAAGCCGTTTTGTCCTTTTTTGAAGAACGGCGCGGCAAGCTTTACGGGTTCCGTTTTCGAGACCCGCTAGATCATGCGTCTTGCGGTTTTGGTAAATCTCCGTCAGCTAACGATCAAACCATCGCTATTGGAGATGGAACTTCGTGTTCATTTGTGCTGATCAAAACCTACGGCGGGCTGCATGCGCCCTATTACCGCACCATTTCAAAACCTGTTGCCGGCTCGGTCGCTATCGCGCTCAACGGAGCAGACGTAACAGCATATTCCGTCAATGAGGTGACGGGGACCGTGACGTTTGACACAGCGCCTGCTGATGGTGCGGTCATCAGTGCCGGGTTCTTGTTCGATGTACCTGTCCGCTTCGACACCGATAAATTGGAGTTTTCTTTAAGCGCGTTCGAAGCGGGAGACATCCCTTCGATCCCTTTGGTGGAGATCCGAGTATGAAAACCCTATCAGATGATTTTGAGGCCCATTTGAAGTCTGGTGTAACCACGCTGGCAACCTGCTGGATCTTGCGCCGAACAGACGGTTGTGCGCTCGGATTTACGGACCACGACAAAACGCTCGAACTGCAAGGCATATCTTGTGAGCCTGCTTCTGGTTTGACGGGTTCGGAAATTAGACAAAGCGACGGCTTCGCCAGTGACGATCAGGATATAAGCGGAATCCTGACGTCTGATCGTATCTCTGAAGCCGATTTGATGAGTGGCCGATATGATGCTGCGGTGATTGAGACTTGGCGGGTCAATTGGCAAGTGCCTGAACAGGCGATAATGCTTCGCACTGGCTATTTGGGCGAAATCAAGCGCGATTCCCAGAGCTTTCAGGCCGAAATTCGAAGTCTATCCGTCGAATTGGAGCAAGAGCGTGGGCGTATTTATCAATATGGATGCGATGCGTCGTTAGGCGATGCACGGTGCGGGATTGATCTCAGTCTCGCAGGTCTAGGGTTTGAAGGCACTGTCGCCTCCCGCTTATCACCGACTGAAATCACCGTTGTACTTAGCAGTCGGCCTGCCTCGGGTCAGCTGACGATGGGATGTTTGGAAATGCTGTCTGGCGAGGCCAATGCGATGCGTTTTGATATCCTGTCTCATCACATTGATGGTACGCAAGAACGCTTGGAATTATGGCTGCCTATTCATGTTGGAGTGGCGGTTGGAGATGCTGTGTGCGTTACGGTTGGTTGCGATAAGACCTTTGCGACATGTCGCAATCAATTTGGTAATCAGCTCAATTTTCGCGGATTTCCCCATATACCTGGCAATGACTTCATTCTCAGTTATCCCGAACAAGGCCTCACACGCGACGGCTCCGCCATCGTGGTGGAGCAATGAGATGACGCACCATCAAAGTGAAAAAATTGGTGTTCCTCAGATCATTGAAGAAGCGATGAGTTGGCAAGGCACTCCTTATAAGCATCAAGCCAGTTGCAAGGGCGCCGGTTGCGATTGCCTCGGTTTGATCCGAGGCGTCTATCGTTGTTTTTGGGCTGAACCAGAATTGCCTCCCTCATATAGCCCCGATTGGGCCGATGCAGGGGGGGAGGAAACTTTTGCCAACGCCGCAAATCGTTATTTGCAGCCCATAGAAATTGAGCATTTGCAGGCCGGCAATGTGATGCTTTTCCGCTATCGAGCAAACCACCCCGCCAAACATGCGGGCATCCTTATCAACGCTGACCGGTTTCTGCATGCCCAGCACGGAAGCGGCGTTGTGCTCGTTTCTCTGAACGACTGGTGGCGGCGACACATCGCTTATGCCTTTTCGTTCCCGCTATCGCTGCGCTGATCCTCTCCACCAAATGGAATTTAAATTATGACCACTCTTGTTCTTAAAACAGCAGGCAGCATGATCGGCGGTGCTTTGTTGGGCCCATTTGGTGCAGCTTTGGGCGGTGCCTTGGGTGCAAGCGCAGGCTATGCTATCGACCAATCGTTATTTGGCGGTTCGACAAGCAAAACGGAAGGTCCTCGATTGTCGGATCTTCAAGTCCAAACCTCAACCGAAGGTGCTCCAATTGCGCGTCTTTATGGCCGGGCCCGTTTGAACGGCGAGATCTTCTGGGCCACCCACTATACCGAGAAGGTAACACGTAGAGAGCAAAAAACAGGAGCCTCGAAAGGCGGGGGCGGCGGTTCTACGGTGGAGCAAACAACCTACAGCTATTTTGCCAACTTTGCTGTTGGCCTTTGCGAAGGCGAGATCGGTTATGTGGGCCGGATCTGGGCTAATGGCAGCGTTTTGGATTTGCAGGATATTACCTATCGTGTCTATCGCGGCACCAATGACCAGCAACCCGATAGCTTGATTGAGGCCAAACAAGGGACTAACAAATGTCCGGCCTACCGTGGTTTGGCGTATGTGGTTTTTGAAGATTTGCCTTTGGCCGATTTTGGTAACCGCATTCCACAACTGAGCTTTGAGGTGATCCGGCCCGTGGGAGAGCTGGAACAACAAGTGCGCTCCATCGTCATGATACCCGGGGCAACAGAATTCGGCTACGATACGCAAGAAATCACACGCAAAGTGGCCGTTGGGGAATGGGAAAGTGAAAATCGACATTCCTTCGAACCAGGCACCAATTTTGATGTCTCTCTTGATCATCTGGTTGCAACCTGTCCCAATTTACAGCGTATTGCCTTGGTGGTGAGCTGGTTTGGTTCTGATTTGCGGGCCGAACATTGCCAAATCAGACCGTGCGTGGACGGCTCCTCAAAGGAAACTCAGGGGGATAGCTGGTCGGTGGCGGGCGTATCTCGGTCTACCGCACAAGCGGTCAGCCAATTGGACGGACGTCCTGCTTACGGTGGCACACCGTCTGACGCTTCGGTGAAAAATGCGATTACTGCGATCAAGGCAAAGGGCCTTGAGGTTGTTCTGTATCCATTTTTGATGATGGATATTCCGCCTGATAACAGTTTGGCTGACCCATATGGGCACTCGAGCCAGACCGCATATCCTTGGCGTGGTCGGATAACCTGTTCCCCTGCAGCTGATCAGCCGATCAGTGCCGACAAAACCAGCCTTGCTGCTGCACAGATCGATCAGTTTGTCCAAACCCAAGACTGGAGCTATCAGCGGTTTATCCTGCATTATGCGCAATTGGCTCTTGAGTCGGGCGGCGTTGATGCCTTTTTGCTCGGGTCTGAGTTGCGCGGCTTAACAACTGTGCGAGACGGGGAAGGGGCCTATCCCTTTGTATCGCATTTGAAAACAATGGCCGCAGACGTGCGCACTCTGGTCGGCCAAGACTGTATGCTCACCTACGGTGCAGATTGGTCGGAGTATTTTGGCCACCATCCAAGCGGTGAATCGGGCGTTGTTCGGTATCACCTCGATGCGCTCTGGGCAGATGCAAACATTGATGCTGTTGGCATCGACAATTATATGCCCCTGTCTGACTGGCGGTCCGGATATCAACATACTGACGCATCTTTGTCTGACAACGGGCTGGATAAAGATTATCTCCAAGCAAACATCGCAGGTGGCGAAGGCTTTGATTGGTATTATGCCTCGCCTGCAGATCGCGATGCTCAAATTCGTACCGAGATTACCGATGGAGGCGCACAGAAGCCTTGGGTTTACCGTTACAAGGATTTGGTCAATTGGTGGTCCAACACCCATTATGATCGCGATAATGGGCAGGAAGCGGGCTTACCGACAGACTGGCAGCCACAGTCCAAACCGATATGGTTCACCGAAATCGGCTGTCCTGCCGTGCACTTGGGCCCCAATCAGCCCAATGTCTTTCCAGATCCAAAATCGGCAGAAGGCGGATTGCCATATCATTCCACCGGATCACGAGACGATGCGGCTCAGAGGCAGATGCTGACTGCCAGTCTTGACTATTGGGCTACACAGATCAATGTCGGGAACCCAGTGTCGAGTGTTTACAACCGCCCAATGGTTGACCCCGATCAGATCTTTCTTTGGGCTTGGGATGCAAGGCCTTTTCCTGCGTTTCCTTCAAGTCTCGATATTTGGTCCGACGGTTCGAACTGGCAGACGGGGCATTGGCTTAATGGTCGTTTGGGCAGCGCCCCTCTGGAGGGTATTGTACGAACGATACTCGCCGACTACGGGTTGCCTGAGCCGAATTTCCCCTCTCCCGCGCCTGTTCTGGACGGCTTTGTTATTGACCGGCGAATGTCTGCTCGTGCGGCATTGGAAGGATTATGCGACGCATTCGGACTTTCATTTATCGCTAGCGGCAATCATCTCACCATCCAGTCCTCTAAGCGCCGCTCTGCCATTGCACTCGATAGCAACGCCTTGGCGGAAGAACGAGACACGCCCTTGATTGCAAGGCAGCTGGAGCCATGGGAATCTGAAGTCTCCAGTGTTACATTCGGTTTCAAGGAACTGTTCCAAGATTATCGCCAGTCGGTGGCCCGCTATGATCAACCGGCTGCCCGCACGCGGCAAGACAGCTCCGTGTCGCTAGCGGCAGTATCCACTCAACCGGTGATGGTTGAGGCTGCAAAAAATTGGCTCCGAAGCAAAAATTATGCGCGGCATACCATCCGTTTTGCACTGCCACCTTCGCTGCTGGCGCTGGAAGCTGGCGATCAACTATCCCTTGATGAAGATGAAACAGGAACATTCTATCGTATTGACGAGATTGAAGACGGCGTATTGCGCACGGTGACCGCCAGTTTGTCTGCTCCGAGAAACACAGCACCTTTGTCGTTGAGCCTTAGAAATGGATCCACACAAAACCCGACAAAAATCCTGCCCCAATTGTTGAGCCTCGACTTACCATTGTTACCGGGAAAAACCGAACGGCCACACGCGCCCTATTTGGCAGCCTTTGGACAACCTTGGGCTGGTGGGGTGGCTCTATATGCTGGAACCACCCAAAGTGGATTCCGCCTGCAGCAGTCTTTGGATGTTGCGGCCATTGTTGGTGAACTTGCCAGTGATCTTTCTGCAAGACAGAATTTCATTTTTGATAGAACAAGTTTCGTGGACGTGACCCTCTATCACGGCGACCTTGCATCGGTTGACGAGGGTGTTTTGTTATCAGGAAGCAACGCCGCGGCGATCAAAGCCTCCAACAACGAATGGGAAGTTCTACAATTTTCCTCGGCCGAATTGATCGGGTCCCACCTTTGGCGGTTGAAGGGATTTTTGCGCGGGCAATTAGGCACTGAAAATGCTGCCTTGGCTGGTGCACATCAAGGGGCGCAATTTGTCCTCTTGGATGAGGCGGTTGACGCATTAGAAATCGATATCAGTCAGTTGCAAAAACAGTTGCCTCATCGTTTGGTCCCGATAGGTGGCAATCTGTCAGGTCCAGATAATGCCGATACAGTGATCGATGTGCCAGGACGCGCTTTGAAGCCATTGTCACCCGTTCATTTGCGCGCCCAAAGGCTTACTGGCAGCAACGATTTGCATCTGACTTGGCTTCGTAGAGGTCGTCTTGATGCCGACAGCTGGGTTGGCGCGTCCATTCCATTGGACGAAGAAAAACTAATCTATCAGACTACCCTTAGGCATCCATCTTCCGGCCTGATCATCAAGCAGATCGAGACAGATGCTGCAATTTTGGTTTACCCGGCCAGTGAGCAAATTGTTGATGGGGTTTCTGCACTTAACGAACTAACCGTCGAGATTGCGCAACTAAGCAACAAAATTGGCGCTGGTGACCTCCTTACCCGCCGGATTGATTTGTTAAGTTTGCGGGTTTGGGACCCTTCCTAA